GTTCCTGGTGCAAAGTTTATGTCCTCGTATCGTAGTAAATACTGGGATGGAAAGATAAGATTATTTAATACCCAAACCGGAGAGATTTATGTTGGGTTATTAGATAAGGTTACAAAGTTTTGTGATGACCATGGGTATACTTATGAGTTTGTAGATAATAAGTATTATGGCCTTCCTTTTGAGACGAATAACCTTATCTCAAAGGAAGGTGTAAAAGATTATATGAATGCTATTTGCAAGTATTCTCCGAGAGATTACCAAGTTGAGGGAGTATACGACGCTTTAAAACATAATAGAAAGTTGTTGATATCCCCAACTGCTTCTGGAAAGTCTCTGATGATATATTCTCTTGTGAGATATTACGTTGAGAAGAAACAAAATATTCTGATAGTCGTTCCGACGACTTCGCTAGTAGAGCAGATGTATAAAGACTTTGCAGACTATGGTTGGGATGTAGGTTCATATTGTCACAAGATCTATGCGGGGAAAGAAAGAGAAACTGATTCTCAAGTCATTATTACTACATGGCAGTCTATTTACAAACTCCCCCGCAAATATTTTGAAAGATTTAATGTAGTTATCGGAGACGAAGCACACCAGTTTAAATCAAAGTCATTAATATCTATAATGTCTAAACTTGCTGATGCAAAATATCGTTTTGGTTTTACCGGAACACTTGATGGAACACAGACTCATAAATGGGTTCTTGAGGGATTGTTTGGTGCTTCGTACAAAATCATTCGTACCGAAGAGTTGATGGCGAAGGGTCATGTTGCTAAACTGGATATCAATGTACTTCTACTGAAGCACTCACCACATAAGTTTGAAAACTTTGAAGAAGAAGTTCAGTATATTATCAATCATGATCGTAGAAACAAGTTCATAAGAAATCTTGCACTAGATCTGAAAGGAAATACTCTGGTTCTTTTTGCAAGAGTTGAGGGTCATGGTGAGCCACTATATCACATGATAAATAATAATACGGTTGATGAAAGGCAAGTATTTTTTGTCCACGGTGGAGTAGACACAAAGGATCGAGAAAAAGTAAGGGAGATTACTGAACAAGAAAATAATGCGATTATTGTTGCATCATACGGAACATTCAGTACAGGAATTAATATCAAAAATCTCCACAATGTCATTTTTGCTTCTCCATCCAAATCTAGAATTCGGAATCTCCAATCTATTGGAAGGGTGCTTAGGAAAGGTAATAACAAGACCAAGGCAACTCTCTATGACATTGCTGACGACATATCCTACAAATCCAGGAGGAACTATACCCTTAACCATCTAATCGAAAGAATTAAAGTTTATAACGAAGAAAATTTTAATTATGATATTGTAAACATACCGCTAAAGAACTAATGGGAGATGAATTTTACGCAATTATAAAATTGGTATCTGGAGAAGAAGTATTATCACTAGTTTCAGTAGATGAGAATGATGGAGATCCTTTAATTTTAATGCAGAATCCAATCACAATGAAACTTTTACATTCTCAACATGGAATGCACGTTAAAGTTAAATCATGGATGGAATTAGCATCTGATGATTTCTTTATCATAAGACCTGATAAAATTCTTACTATGACAGAAACACATGATAAAAGAATGATTGAAATATATACTAACTATATTGAAGAAGATGATATGGATATTTACAATCCTCAATCTTCCTCTAATGAAAACCCTAAAGGTGATGTTAAACCTTCGAGAAAGATGGGATACTTATCAACGGTAGAAGAAGCAAGAAAGTCTCTAGAGAATATCTTTAAACTTGAAGATACTAAAGAAAGCTAAGTCATCCTCTTCAACCCTAACAAAGGTACTCTACTCATGATTCTCTATCTTGTCAAGCCCTTGTAAAGTGTGGTATAATTAGAACAACTTATACTTTAAAGAGTAATGAATTATGCCCAAGAAGAAATCAGAACATTATGTAAACAATAAAGAGTTACTGGAGGCAATGATTGTCTATCGAACCAAGGTAGAAAAATCATACATGAAGACTTTCAATAAAGACCTCACTGAGTTTCCGAAACAGGAAAGAGGAAAGAGATGGGAAGGTAAACCACGTATTCCAAACTATCTTGGTGAGTCTTTTCTTAAGATTGCGACACACCTCTCATACAAACCCAACTTTGTGAACTACATGTTCCGTGAAGATATGATTTCTGATGGGATAGAAAATTGCGTCCAATACATTCATAATTTCGACCCAGAAAGGTCAAAGAACCCTTTCGCATACTTTACTCAGATTATTCATTATGCCTTTCTGAGACGCATCCAGAAGGAGAAGAAGCAGTTGGAAATAAAAACTAAGATTATTGAAAAGACTGGATTTGACGAAGTTATGGTTGTTGACGATAGCTTGCTTTCTGGGCATAGTTCACAGTATAATAGTATCAAAGACGCTATCCAATATAAGAACCGATGAAGGTTGCGATAATAACAGATACTCATTATGGTGCCAGAAAGGGTTCGAAGCACCTGCATGATCATTTTGAGAAGTTCTATGACGATATATTCTTTCCTACTTTAGAAGCAGAAGGAATTGATACCGTTATTCATATGGGTGATGCCTTTGATAGTCGTAAGTCAATTGATTATCAAAGTCTTGAGTGGTCAAAGAGAGTTGTATTTGATAGACTCAAAAACTATGATGTTCGTATGATTGTGGGAAATCATGATTGTTATTATAAGAATACCAATAATGTAAACTCTCCAGAACTTCTTTTACAGACCTATAATAATATAAAGACATATAGTGAAGTATCAGAAATTACATTAGATAAATTAAAAATACTGTTTATACCTTGGATCAATGCAGAAAACTTTGAGAATACTGTCAAATCTATTAAAAATACATCTAGCATATGTGCGATGGGGCACCTTGAGCTCAACGGATTCAGAGCTCATCGTGGCCACGTCATGGAAGATGGTATGGACTGCAAACTACTTGACAAGTTCGAAAAGGTATTCTCGGGACACTATCACACTCGATCAGACAACGGAAAAATCTTCTACCTAGGAAATCCTTATGAGATGTATTGGAATGATGTAAATGATACAAGAGGATTTCATATCTTTGATACGGAAACCCTCACTCATACTCCAATTAACAATCCTTATAAATTATTTTATAACATCTATTACGAAGATACCAATCATAAATTATTCAATGCGACTGAATATGAGAACAAGATTGTAAAGGTTATTGTTCGTAAAAAAACAAAACCCAAAGATTTTGAAAAGTTTATTGATAAACTTTATACTATTGGAGTTCATGATTTAAAAATAATTGAAAACTTTGAAATTCAAGAGTCTGAAGAATTTGATATTGATGAAGAAGAGAATACACTTTCAATTCTAAATCGATATATTGATGAGTCAGAATTCAATCTTGATAAAAACATTATCAAAGGTATCTTCCAAGATTTGTATAGTCAGGCTTGCGAAGTGGAGTAAATGTATCTTCTAACTCTCAAAGATGGTAAAGATGACGGTGCTTATGCCGTTCAGGATAAGCACGGACATAAAGTGTTATTTTTGTTTGAAGAAGAGGATGATGCCGAAAGATATGCTATGATGCTATATGACGAAGAAGATACTGATATGGATATTGTAGAAGTTGATGATGAACTTGCGATTAAAACTTGTAAGTATCATTCATACAAGTATACGATTATTACACCTAATGACATTGTGATTCCTCCTAAGAATGATAACCTTTCAAAAGATTAGATATAAAAACTTTTTAAGTTCCGGCAATCAGTTTACAGAGATTGATTTCCAACAACATCATACTAATTTGATTATTGGAACAAATGGTGCAGGTAAATCTACGATGTTAGATGCACTTACATTTGTATTATTCAATAAACCATTTCGTAAGATTAATAAACCACAACTTGCGAATGCCACGAATGAGAGGGATTGTTTAGTGGAGATTGAGTTCTCTGTGAATAGTCGTGACTATTTGGTTCGTCGTGGAATCAAACCAAATATCTTTGATATTGAAGTAAATGGTAACCCACTTCATAAGGAAGCAGATGATCGTGCCAATCAACGCATTCTTGAGGAGAGTATTCTTAAGGTAAATTATAAATCATTCACACAAATTGTAATCTTAGGTAGCAGCACCTTTGTACCTTTCATGCAACTTACGACCACTAATCGTCGTGAGGTAATTGAGGACTTATTGGATATTCGTATCTTCTCTGCGATGAATAATCTTATCAAAGATAGTATTCGCACTAGAAAGGAACAAATCAAATCTTTAGATATTAAGAAAGATAACTT